CTTAGTCAATGTTGGTCGAAGAGTTTCAAGTTGATGCTTGAAGTTCACGGCCTGTCTGAGAATGACTGTATCATTGTCTATGCTGGCAATGGTGGCCTTGGACATTCCATGCCATCCAACCTTCTTCTCTGAGGCATTTATTTTATCATTGACAATAGTGATAAAAGTGTTTAAGTCGTCAATAGCATTGTCCACTTGTGGGAGCAATGCAGCACGCTGGTCAGGAGTAGTAGCTTGCATGGCAGATGTAATAAGGTTATAGACAGTCAAGCCAAAATCAAGCAGTTGAGTGATAAGGTTCGTGTCCAGAATTTGGTTCCCATTTGGACCTGTTACACATCCTGGAAGGAAGGGGGAACATAGGACACAGATAAGAATAGCAGCAATAGTCTTCGTTTTCATGATTCATTCTCCTAATGATTGGTTAAAACTCTTTTATAAAGTGTACTACCGATGGAAAGGAATGTCAATACTTGTGGACAAGGATAAGGGAGTCGTGTATAATAAACTTATGAAAAGTTGTAAAAAGTTGTAAAAAGGAATAAATTTATGTCACCAAATCTAAAAATATATCAAAAAAGAATGAAGATAAGACGGGATGAAAGACGGGCACAAGTGTCTAAGATGCTTCTTGACAGGGTGTCTCTGAAAGATATTGCAGAGAAGTTAGGAGTATCTATGGCTACTATTGCTAAAGATAGAGATTATCTTTTGGACCAATGGAGGCAAACTCAGGCTGAAAATGCTGATGCTCATTTTACTATGGACCTGATGAGTTTGAATGAAGCTCAGGTTGCTATCATGGATGATGTCAGAGCGGGCCATCTTGCCCATATTGATAGGATGCTGAAAATATGTGAACGCAGAGCTAACATGCTTGGGTATGATAAGAACAAGAAAGCTACGGGCACTAAAGAAGATCCAATTATGCTTCAAACTATATCTACTGAGAAATTGAGTGGGATGTCCATTGAAGAGCTTAGTAAGTTTGAAGAAGTGTTAAGGGCATTGGGAGACCACACTACTATCAAGACTTCTGTGGATGAAGATGAAATTGGAGAAGAGGAAGCACAAGAATTATATGATGCCGATGAAGAGACTGCTTAATGATAACTCTTGACAGTAAAAAGAAAGAGGCACTGCTTCATGCTATTGAAGTGGAGAAGTGCAAGAAGTCTTTCTACCATTTTTTCCAGACATTTTGGCCTACAATAATTCCAGATACCTTAGTATTGAATTGGCATATGGAATTTATCTGTAATACTCTTCAGTCTATGGCAGAGAGAGTATTTGCTGGCAAGCCAAAGATGCATGATCTGATCATCAATATCTCACCAGGGTCTACTAAGTCCACTATCTGTTCTATTATGTTCCCCGCGTGGGTGTGGACACGTATGAAGAATGCCAGATTTATTACATCTTCTTATGCTTACCCTTTGTCTTTGGCTTTATCAACTAAATGCAGAGACGTAGTTACCTCTGAGTTATACCATGAATATTTTCCTGACTTGGAAATTCGAGCAGATAAAAATGCAAAAGGTCTTTTTGGTCTAAAGAATGGTGGAGACAGATATGCTACATCTACTACTGGATCTGTTACTGGATTTCACGGTCATTTTATTATCGTGGATGATGCTCTTGATCCTCGTGGTGTACGTTCTAAGGTTGAAATAGTTGAATGTAATAATTGGTATGATGCTACTTTGTCTTCCCGTAAAGTGGACAAGGATATCACTCCTACTATTATTATCATGCAGAGATTGGGTATGGGGGATTTAACAGACCATCTTCTTGAGAAGAATTCCAAGGAGAAACCGATAAGGCACATTTGCCTTCCTTGTGACAATACTTGGCCTATTCTACCAAAGACATTAGCCAATCATTATGACCCAATAACAGGATTAATGGATGCTAATAGGTTATCTAAAGGTGCTTTGGATACTGCTTTGGTTGATTTGGGTCCAAGGGAATATGCAGGACAGTATGGTCAATCTCCCAAAAGTCGTGAAGGCAATATGTTTGAACGGGAGAAGTTCAACATAGTTGATAAACCACCTTGTAATATCACTCAAAAGGTGAGGTATTGGGATAAAGCTGCAACAGAAGGTGGGGTAGGTGCTCAAACTGCTGGTGTTTTAATGGGGCTGATGTCAGATAATACCATTATTGTATTGGATTGTATTGCCGGAAGATGGAGTGCCAGTAAGCGGGAAGATATTATATACAATACTGCACTTATGGATGGTATTGAGACAGAAGTAATGTTTGAGCAGGAAGCTGGTTCTGGTGGTAAAGAATCTGCTGAAAACACCTATAAGAGACTAATAGGGTATAAGCGTGGTGCAGATCATGTGACAGGTGATAAGATTACTCGTGCCGAACCTTGGAGTGTGGAAGTAAACCATGATAGTGTATATCTATTAAAAGCTCCTTGGAACTTATCTTACATTTCCGAACATGAAGATTTCCCACAGGGGAAGATTAAAGATAAAGTTGATGCTTCATCTGGTGCTTACAACAGACTTGCCAAATTGATGAAACGAAAAAATAAGAGATTTGGTGGTTGGTAGGAGATAAAAATGCCCAAGAGAAAAATTGTTGACAATGATGCTAAAGATAAGCTGACTCTCAAGAATCAGATTCACATAATGGAAGAGGTAATCTCTCGTGCGAGCATGGCCGGGATGTTTGACTCTGGCAAGAAACGGGACTTGGACATAGCTTGTGGATATCCTGACGATATTACCGTCACTGACTACTATAATATGTATGACAGGGGTGATGTAGCATCCCGTGTGATTACGGCTTATCCAGAATATTGTTGGAAGGAAGTGCCAGATGTCTATGAAATTGAAGATAAAAGGATTACCAAGTTTGAGAGGGCATGGAAGAATCTTACTTCTCGTAATGACATAAGTATCTTTGCTGCACTTCATTCATTAGATAAACTTTGTGGCATTGGTACATTTGGTGTTCTTCTTATTGGATTTAATGATGGGAAAGAATTGATTCAACCTGTCACAGATGCTAGTGATATTCTTTACATGCAAGCATTTGATGAGACTAAGGTAAATATTACTCAGTTTGATACAGATACAAGTAGCAAAAGATTCTCTCTACCAGTAATGTACTCCATTCAGATGAGTACTGGTAATACAGGGTCATCCATTACCAGAGATGTACATTATACCCGTATTATTCATGCTGGTGAAGGAATGGATGAGAATCCTGTTTATGGCAGACCACGCCTTAAGAGTGTGTACAATCGGTTTTTGGATATCAAAAAGGTATTAGGTGGTTCTGCCGAAATGTTCTGGAAAGGTGGATTTCCAGGAACTCTATTTGAGTTGGACCCTGAAGCAGAACCTACAGCAGCTTCCTTAACTGAGATGAAGGAGCAGATATGGAACTACGAGAATTCTTTGTCCCGGATTTTGAGATTACAGGGGGTGAAACCACATGCTCTGAGTGTGCAGATTGCCTCTCCTGCGGAACATTTAGCCGCGCAGTTTCAGACTATTGCAGCTACAACGGGTATTCCTGCCCGTGTCCTTTTTGGGTCGGAACAAGCCCAATTAGCATCGGGACAGGACAGGAAGAATTGGTATGACAGAGTAAAGGCCCGTAGGAATTTATTCTGTATTCCTGTAATAGTCAATCCATTTGTGATACGTCTTCAGGAAGTCGGAATACTTCCTGAAGTAAAGTCCTTCAGAGTAGTTTGGCCTGAAGACAATATGATGGATACCAAAGAACAAGCTGATGTTGCAAGAGTAATGACAGAAGCACTTTGCAGATATGCTGATTCTCCTTTGGCTAGTTCCATTATGCCATTTGACCAATTTATGCTTAGGGTTTTGGCTTATGACTCTGATGTTGTCAGAGTAATCATGGAAGCTACCCAAGATGAAATGAATCTTGCTATGAAGGAAGATATTGAAGCTGAAAAGGAATTGGATGCTGAATTGAATCAGAAACAAGTAGCTGTGCCTGAAACTGGAGATAAGTCTGTGAAAGGATACTAATGAAACAAAGTAAAAAGCCAGTGTGGATAATAATACCAGAACCAATACCTTTAATGACTCCAGAAGAGGTAAGTAAAGATACAAAGAAGTTTATTCAGGATTTATTGAAAGCTCATGAAGCAACTAAACAGCATTCAATTCATTTTCCTTAACTTGTAAGGATTACTTACATGTCCTTTGCTACCTATGCAAAAAAGTATGATCCAACAGGAACAATGAAAATTCGGAGTCTCTATATTAGGGATATCCGAAAGAAATTTAATCTGCTCAAAAATCAAATCAAGGAAAAGATGAGAAATTGGGCGGAAAGCATAAGAACCTATGCTGAAGTTGACCCATTCATATTTGCCACAGATCCGGCTAAGTTAGACCTATTTATGTCTTGGCTAACAGATATGGAAGAAGCAGGAATCCTCTACATTTCTCATGGTCCTGCTCAATCAATTGTAGGGGATTCCAGATGGGCTGATATCTATATTGATTCAGCATACAAGAAAGGAGTATCCGATGCGTATAACAGAATGGGTCAGGGAGCGAAGACGGGTATGGAATCGTCTGCTTATATTAGATCTGCTTTCTTTGGCCCTATCCATGCTGATGCTATTGGTCTGTTATTTAGTCGTAATTTCTCTGAGCTAAAGGGTGTTACAGAACAAATGAATCAAAGGATATCTCGTGTATTGGCTCAAGGACTGGCAGAAGGAAGGAATCCAAAGAAAATTGCTACAGAATTAATATCAGAAGTAGGTTGGGGTAGGAAACGTGCTGAAATGGTAGCACGTACTGAAATTACACGGGCACATGCAGAAGGTACATTGAATTCCTATGCTTCATTTGGATTACAGGGAGTTATGGTTGACGTTGAGTGGCTTTCTGCTTCAGATGATCGGGTGTGTCCTCACTGTTCTAGTATGTCAGGTAAGGTGTTTACTATTGAAGAAGCAAGGGGATTGATACCTAGCCACCCAAATTGCAGATGCTGTTTTATTCCAGTATTGTAGTACAGTTAATAATCAACACAA